TTTACCTAGTGAACCCATATTATTTTTTCTTTTTTCTTTTTGCTTGTGCAAAGTTTTTAGCTGATGGTGCACCTTTTGCGCCTTTCTTACGCATCTTCTCACCACTGCCTGCTTTTATTCTTTTTCTTTTAGCATGTATATTTCTATATAAACTCATTTTGTTAAACCCTTTTGCTTTTCATATGTCCTGAGTCCTCCGATTCCGAGCATACCGCCAAGGACCGTAAGAAGTGTACCCATGTCAAATTCAGGCAGCTCTGGCAGTTCTGCACCAGCAAATGAAGCACCGAATATAATTAAATCTTTTAATATAAAGTGATACATAAAAGCTATCGCACATGTCCAGCCAACTGCGGGTCTCCAGCCGCCCTTAAACAAAGAGCCAGATTGAGCTTCTGCTTTATTTAATTCTATTTGAGCGAGTGCAAGTTGTTGAGCATGTTTCTCAGCCATTGTGCTTAGTTCAAAGGCAATCTTGTTCTTAGTGTCCTTGTCTTCTATGAATTTTCCTAACAGCTTGGTAGCTGGACCAATTAACGCTTGTATCATTACCATAACCTCATTTGTTTATTTACACTTACTAATTTACAATAGCAATCGTATTTTTGTGTTTGTTCACCAATCTTTACTGTCTGATTGGCTAGTCTTTCTTTGAAATATGTACAATTATTTACGTTAGACATATGCATCTGTCCTGCTGGGTTACCAGCTAGATAACACAATAAAACAAAAGCTGGCTTCATGTAACCACCTTAACTGTACCACTATCATTATATAATGCACCTGTCTCTAATCCTGTTGCTGAAGTTGGCAAGTCTGTTAATGTTATCTTTGTGCCTCTTAGCTCCCCAGGATTTCTTTCTTGTGTTATAAATAGTTGCAATGCTCTAACCAAGTCTTCCATGTATCTTCTGTCAATATTCTGCGGCGGTTCTGGTAATCTTGGTGGTGGTACATTTACTGAAGCCATTATCTTCTCCCATCTTCTCTAATATCTACTCTAGGTGTTCCTAGTTTAAATTTACAACCTAATGCAGAGGAAGCCAATTTGATAGCGAATGATCTACCTCTAATTCTATAATCTAATTTTTCTGTGAACTGTTCAACAGGACTTGTTGCTGTTCTAGTTGCCGTGCCATCAGATGTTTGTAAAAAATCTGATCCAGGAAAATCTCTAGCTTTTACTGTAAATGTTGCACTTGGTGAGCTTCCTTGAACAGATCCTGTGAATGTCAGGTCTGGAATTAATCTTCTCAAAGATAAAAACTTTTCACCATCACCAATATCCATAGGTGCAGACTCTATAAAAGAAGCCATTGCAGTGGTATCGTCATCAAATCCAGTTTCGTGATTAAATAAACTTGGGCTGTTTGCTGCAATTGGAAAAGATCTTACGCCTCTATCTAGCCAAGCTGTTCTTACAATATCTCCATAATACCATACTTGTTCTACATAATTCCATATTACATATTTGTTGTTTTCTGAAGAACTTGCAGATGGATAAAACCACCAAACTTCACCAAACTCTGAATTAATCCCAGCAACAACTTTGTCTCTTTCTTCTAAGTTAAAATCTAAAAATACTTTGTCTTTTACAGTGCATGGCAACTGTTGAGTTTGCCCTGCATGTGTGTAGAAGTTATCCAGACCCATCCAATAAACAACATCTTCAGTTGCTATAGCTGATGCTGGAGACATAATAGTAATATTAGATGCAAGCTGCGATATACCAAATGTAAAGGGAGGACCTATAAACTGCATCGAATGCAAAGATTTATCTGTATAAACTAATATCTCTCTTTTAGTCTCAACAGCTTGAACAAATGTTGAGCCTGCACCTAATCTTAAATCACCCGCTGTGTTAGTGGTAGTCGGAAACCAAACTGATGGATTCTCTTGATCACTAAATCTAATTAATAAAGGGTCTTGAATACCATTACCTGCTGTTGCAGTAGAGCTTGAATTAATTGCATCACAACCAAAGGCTATAACATGTCTGTCAATATCTGAAACTAATATTTGTTTTGCTATGGTTGGCACGCTTCTTCTTGTTGCAAATAAAGTGTTAGCACTAAGTTCTTTAGCTCTAGTGTTTGTACCATCTGATTTGTCCCAATAAAATAATCCACCATCTCTTGGATTTATTATTAAGTCTTCACCAAAGTTATCATGAGACCAAGTTCTAATTTGAGCTCCAGCAACAGTAACACTAGCGGCATCGCCCCATCCTACAAAATCATCAGCGGTAGATGAATTTCCCACTATCAAAAATACAGTTGTTCCATCTGCATGAGTTGCCGCTGCTGTTCCCTCTTGCGCCCTAGTAACTGTAAGATTATTTGATGATACGTTAGTAACTTTCAATATTTCTTCTTCTATTAAAATAAAATCATTTGTTGCTATTTGATGACCTGGATTTGAATTTGCTACTGTTAAAGTTGTATCTGAATTAGAAAAAGTACCGCCTTCATTTATTATTGTAGATACCGCTCCGCTTGTTGTGCCACCATACTGACCAGCACCAAAGCCAGTTCCACCAACAGTATTGTCTAATCCAGTGTTTAACTGATAAGTTCCTATTGTATTAGTGCCTCCACTATTTGATGCGTCTGTTGCGGTTGCTGTTACACTCAAAGTGACTTCATATTTGGCTGAAGAAACAAACCTTGTTATTTGATGTTCAGTATTAAGTATCGCATCAGTTATATTTCCACCTAAACTTGTGGCACCAGAGAAAGTAACAAAATCATTTGTCACACTTCCATGACCAGGATCATTTACAGTTAATACATTAGAGTTTTCAGTTGCCGTAAAAGTTACATCACCAGCACTTGTTTCAAATCTAATAGGAGTTATATCATTAAAATTTTGACCTTCCTCTATATAATATTTTAAATGACTTCCTATACCTAAAAAATCAGATCCGTCTAAGGCAACCCAATTATGCAATCTTCTCGCTGAACCTTGATAGGTGTTAGAACTAAATTTTACCCATCCACCTAATTTTTCTGGATAACCATTTCTAAATCTTATTTTATCACAATCAACATAACCATTTTCATTACTTAGAGATGTTATGTCTCTAATAATTCCTGGTTTAAATTTAAGAGCTTTCATTGCCATTTAAAACGCCTTCACTGATAATGTTCCTGTATATCCTTGTGCTGATGTATCAACAGATGTTGATGTTGCATTAACTCCTACAGATGATAAAGGTTGCCCTGATTGATTTGTACTAGGAAAAGTTCCTGTAACATTAAATGAACCATCTGTAGATCCACTTCTATCTACAGTTTCTGAGGCTCCAGCAGCTATAGATGTGCTGCTAGAAAAAGGCTCACCTGTTACAGTTATTGTATGAGATGTATTATTTGTAAAAATCAATCTTCTGCTTACAGCCTGAACACCTACACTTAAAGTTATAGTTTGAGGTGGTGCTGCGTTTCCCCTTCTACCAGTTGGACTGTATCCAAAGGTTGTTCCATTATATCCTTCCCATCTACCCAAAGTAACATTATAGACTAAGTTTTGACCAGTGGCATTGTTAGTATCAAATTTATTTGAATCTCCAGCAAAACCTGATGTCCATCCACTTGGAGGAGTAGATGTTTGATTATCTCCTAGGTTTGGATTATTATTTGTTACAACAATAAAAGAAACAATCTTATCAAAATTACTTCCAGCACCTATAGCAGTATTATTTTGAGAAGCAGTAAGATCAGTTCCAGCAGTAAGAACATCAGAGCCTATTTGCCAAGTTTGACCTGAAGGAACTCTAAGTCTCCAAGCATTTCCAAAATTATTACTGCCACCAGTTTGTCCATCTGCTATTTGAAATATAGATGAACTATTTGGAGCACCTGGACCAAAACTTGGTTGATAACTACCTGTCACATTTTGAGATGGATATAAATTTATACTTGATACAACCATTGTAGAATCACCACCAGTTGTTATTGTGGTTGTTCCTGTATGCGATGTATCAGTTACAGTAGATGTAAAAGTTTTCAAAGTAGATTGTACATTTCCACTACCTTTCAATTCTACAGGCACGCCAGTTGGGCAAGTAAAATTTAGTGGGGAACCAGCATCGTTTAATAAATTATTTCCATTAGTGTCCAGTATAACTTTCTTATGATTGCTGTTTTCACTTAATGTTAGTTGTCCAGATATTCCACTTGTTAATTTAAAATATTGTACAGGCATATTAATTTTAGAACCAGCAAGTGTATCTAAATCTCCTGCTGCACTTACTTCTGTAAAACCTATATTTGAAATTAAAGGTATGGACATCTATCACCTAAAATTTAATTGTTTCTGTAAATGAAAATCCTGTTCCGTTATAAATGCCTATCGCAAACTCAACACTCGACCCTAAAGAAATACCATTAGATGTAACTGCACTATTGTTTGTCCAATCAATAGTCAAATTATTAGCACTAGAAGTCTTGTCAATTATTACATACTGACCAACAACTAAGTTTGTTACAGCCACTCTTAATGTTTGAGATCCGCTAGCTACAGTTAATCTTTGATAAACAGACTGTGCCCCAGTAGGAGTAAGTGTAGTTAATGCAGATATATTTAGTGCAGAAGGGACCTCTACTAGATTTGAATTAAAATAGGTAGAAAACGTAGAAGCCTTAGTTTGCTTCATGGTTCCGCCATCATTTGTTAATATTCCATCGTCAGCTGCTACTGCATCTGTTCCTACAGTTGTCCCACCAGATAACAAACCTATTTCTGCGGTCGTAATTTTTGTACCACCAAAAGATGGATTTGCTAATAAATCTGAAACTATAGCTCCTGCACCACCGCCATCTGCATATATGTGCCCTTTAGCTCCATTTGGTATCTCTACAGCCCTGTTGTTGCCTGTTGTGCCTCCTGTTCCCTGTATAAATGTTATAGTTTGACCACTGTCATTTTGAACAAAAAACATTTTATCTTGAGTATTTGGTGATATGGTTATTGTGTGACCGCTAGATAAACTTCCAGTAAACACCAATACTTTGTTACCCCCTTGAGATAACACACCGTTTTCTGTTAATAGAGTAGAGCTAGTTCCTGTTAAGCCTATAGATGCTACACCATTTATAGCTCTATCAATAATATCAAAATTTAAATTAGTTGTAGTTCCCCATGTTCCAGCCTGTTCTCCAGAACCTATTTTTTCTACTCCTAAATTTACTGTATAAGAACTTGGCATATATCCCTCTTTAATTTATTTCTGTATAAGTTTCTGTACCACTTGGTATTATTTCTGTCCATGTTTCCGAACCACTTGGTGTAATATTAGTGTATGTTTCTGTGGTTGAGTCTGTTACAACCTCTGCATATAGTATATCTCCCGACACTGTTTTTGTAAAATTTAAATCTAAAGTTGCAGAACCACTAGCTATAAAATTAGGAGCTGTGGTTTGTGTAAAATTAGAACTCACTGAAACGTCTGTAAAGTTAACGATTTTTATATCTTCTGTTGTCTGTGAAAATGCTGAATCAATTTCAGATACGCCACTAGCCACCACAATACCAGCAGTGGTTTGAGTAAAATTTGCATTTAAATCTGATACACCCACCAAAGTGCTTGCGCCAATATTTGAATTACTGGCGATTGCATTCATTTCAATAATTCCAAAAAGAACGATACCCCCTACGTCAGCAAAGGCGGCTTCTGCAAATGAAGCGTGACCAAACATTATTACTTAATCTCCATTGCAAACATATGTGTTGTGCCATATGAAACTGAACTAGAGTAATTAAAATAAATATAATGTCCATTGCTATGTGATCTACCATATATCTCATATCTTACTTGTGCCGTAGTATTAGGAGTATCATAAACAAATAACGGAGAAGACATTATTGACCAAGCGTTAGAATATTCTGCTGCGACATTCGTTATATTACTTATACTAGCTGTATATGCTGGTGTAGCTCCATCTATACCTCTATAAACTTCCCAATATGGCTCTGCTGTAGAATAATTAGTACCTGTTGTTATTCTTCCAAACACAAGTATTTTACTGCTTGTTGAAGATGGTGTAATTAAAACATAAAATCCAGTTGCTTGTGGAGTTACATTTGCTATTGAAACTTCACTTGTATTAGCAGGTGTAGCAGTTGTTGGTGTAACTCCGTTTACTACTTGTAGTGCCGACCCAGATGGCAAATTTGATGATATCGTTGTTGCAGGTGATCCTATAAAATTTGCTAAATCTCTTGCCCTAGACATTTTTAACTCGGCTTAGTTGGGAAAGTAACATTGCCTAACACTCCATCTTTTAATGTAGGCTTTGCGTCTTTAGTTATATCTCTTAATGCTTGTCTGTATGTTTTCATGTCATCAGACATTGTCACATCTGATAAAGCATAAAAATCAGTCTCTGCTATCAAAGAATTTCTTTGTTTTCTAAGCTCTACCATTGGTTCTGCATCTGTTAACTCTTTTTGTTTTGCAGATACTTTTGCCCAAGTTGTGCCAAAGTCTTTTGGATCTGAACTTAATATTGCACTTCCATCAGAATCGACTCCAATGACCTTTTTGAATTGCTTATTAAACTCTTCTTCTGTTGTGGGCTCACCAGTCATTGTCCATTCTTTTATGTCTAATGCGCTAAGTGCTTCTGATATTGATGCCATGTTTTACTCCTTTATCCTATTAAATATCCATACATATTCCACTGAGTTGCATATGCCTTGCCACTTGAATTTGGATTTTGATAATATCTTAAATCTATTGTATCATTTGCACTTAACTCTAATATTATAGAACCACTTGCTAAGTTATGTTGGGCTGAATCACCAGTAGATTGTATTGCTTGACCGACAATTGAGCCATTTTTATGATAAGCGATAGTATTGGCATGACCAACATGAGGATAAGATAAACCCCAATATCCAAACATATATAATCCTGCAATTGGTGCAGTAAATACTCCAGTCGAAGCATTGTAATTGTTGCCAGTATCAAAAGTTTCAGCATTAGGAATTATAATACTATAAGCACTACCTGACTGAGTATAGTTTGTACCAGTTGTAGCAAAAGCTGGTCTAGTTGGTGTGTTTACTCTACCACTACTATCTATTGTCATTGCACTTGTTCCACCAACTGCTGCAATATTTGATACTCTTAATTCAGAAGTCATTGTGCGATCTCCATAATTTCCATATATGTGTAAGCACTAGCAGTAGTGGCTGTAAGTTCATTAAACATTAAACCTGTGCCATTACCAGCGTTATATGATGCTACTTGCCACTTATAAGTAATTGCACTTGTACTAGCTGGACTATCAATGTAAGACATAGCTATGGTTCTCCTAGTTGAATCAGAGACATGAGAAGTTTGACCGTATGAATCAGCGTCATAGTTAAGATAAGTACTTGTTG